TATCTGGTTATGACGCAGGTAATGCGTGGTCAATCACATTGGATTCCGCAGAAGATCCGACAACTGTAGGTAGTGCATCTACAGTTACTGATACGTTATTAACATATACCGCAGAAACAACAGGTAACCCAGTTGCGTTAAGTTGGAATAATGATAACTTAGAAGCGTTATACAATGACGGACAATTTTCATTAACAACATTAGGGTTATTAGATACTGGATCAACTATTTCAGTAACTAACCCAATTTATGTTAAAACAGGATGTGATTTTAGTGGTGCAACTTTCGATATGGAAGTCGCTACTACAGGAACTAGTGGTGGTTATGTTACTGGTACTACAAGTGGTACTGTAGTTAGTTATACCGCAACTTGTTTGACAGATATCGATGGTAGTGTAATTGCAACTTTGAGATCGAGAGGTGATTATGACGCAAATGAGACTTTAGTATTTGATGTTACAGGTGCGACTGACGCAGTTATGAGTAACACAACAAGTATTAAATCTAACTCATTGGCATCATTTACAATTAATGGTACTGCAAGTAATGGTAACACATTTAGTTATGATGTATCAATGGATAGAACTAAAAAGAATTTCTTACCAAGAGTATTCGGTAGTTCAACACAAGACAAAGAAACTGAATTATGGGTTGAGGAAATCTATACTAACGTATTGGAGGACTTAATCGCTAAAAGTCAAGTTAGAGGTTTAGACGTAACCTTCAATAGTATATCGGGAGATGCTACAAATAACTTATCAGACTATAAAGAACAATGGAAATCTGCATCGTCACCTTGGGTTCTTTCAGAATTAAAAGGTACGGGTACAGGTGCAACATTACAAAGACTATTTAGATTTGTAACTATTTCTGATGGTAATGCGGCGAATCAAGACGTTAAATTCTCAATCATTAACATTAAACCAGATGATAAGACGTTTGATATTGTGGTTAGAAGATTTAATGATACAGATGCGAACCCATCTATTGTTGAGAAATTCTCTAATGTGTCTATGGATAGTTCAGCAACTGGATTTATCGCAAGAAAGATTGGTACCGCAGATGGTGAATATCCATTAAGAAGTAAATATATTATGGTTGAGTTATATGACGATCAAGATCCTGACTTAGCGAATCACTTCCCTGCAGGATTTGAGGGTGTGTTGAATAGAACTTACATTGGTTCTAGAACTTCATTACCACCTAAGATCGAATATAAAACAGAATACACAGATTTTAATACTTCTAAATTAAGAAAAACTTATTTAGGGTTAAATACTGATATAGGAGTTGATCAAGACTTCTTCGATTACAAAGGTAAAAACGCAGTTAACAACGGAGTATTCACAGGTAAAACTGATGGATTCCACTTAGATGTAAACGCAAATGGTGCGACAGTTGATTTAGGAAATGATAGTTATGTTCCTACACTACAAGTTGGTGTTTCAGCGTTCACAACAGACGCAGGATTAGTAGGTGGACCTTATGAGAAGTTAGCGGCGAGAAAATTCACATTCACATCATTCGGTGGATGGGACGGATGGGATGAGTATAGAACTCAAAGAACTAATGGTGACAATTATACTAAAACAGGTTCTAGAGGTTCTATAGGTTTAACAAACGGAACATTCACAACATATGTAACATCTGAAGGAGATGATGGTATCACTTCTGACTACTACGCATACTTAGATGGTATTTACACTTATAACAATCCTGAAGCGGTTAACATTAATGTATTCGCAACACCAGGTATTGATTTAAGAGATAATATCAGTTTGATTGAAAACGCAGTTGATATGGTAGAGGTTGATAGAGCGGATTCACTTTATGTAATCACAACACCTGATACTGATGATGACGGACAAGCGTTAACACCATCAGAAGCGGTAGACATTATAGAAGATTCCGGAATCGATTCTAACTACTCCGCTACATACTGGCCATGGTTACAGATGAATGATACAGAAAATAACAGATATGTATGGTTACCACCTACATTAGAAGTTATGAGAAACATCGCCCTTACGGATAACGTAGCGTTCCCTTGGTTCGCAGCGGCAGGTTTAAATAGAGGTACAACAAACGCAATCAAAGCGAGAGTGAAACTTAAATTAGATGATAGAGATGACTTATACGAAGGAAGAATTAACCCAATGGCGACATTCTCAGATGTAGGAGTTGTAATCTTCGGTAATAAAACTTTACAAGTTAAAGAAACCGCACTTAATAGAATTAGTGTTAGAAGATTGTTGTTACAAGCGAGAAAACTTATTTCAGCGGTGTCAATCAGATTGTTATTCGAACAAAATGATGATGTTGTAAGAAATCAGTTCTTAAGTTTGGTTAACCCAATTTTGGATAACATTAGAAAAGAGAGAGGTTTAACTGACTTTAGAGTTGTATTGGATGACACACCAGAGTCTATTGATAGAAACGAACTTAATGGTAGAATCTTTATTAAACCAACAAGATCGTTAGAATTCATTTCGATTGAGTTCAACATCACTAACACTGGAGCATCTTTCGATGATATCTAAAATAATAATATGGGGAGATTAATTTCTCCCCTATTTTTTAAAATATAAAGGAATGAAAATTAAAAAGAACGGAAAAGTAATTAAATTAACAGAATCAGATTTACAAAGAATTGTTAGAAAAGTTATTATGGAGAGTAATAATTCTTCAGATTCAAATAAACCGAATCAAACTAAAAAATAATAATTAAATAATATTATTTTAAACCCATCGTATTCGATGGGTTTTTTTATGAACAGACAATATTTATATTATATGAATATTAAACTTACAGAGTCACAATATAAATTATTAAAAGAATTTAAGAAAAAGGCGTATTCATTTGATTGGGATGATAACATATTAATTATGCCCACAAGAATACATTTGGATTATAGAGTTGGTAATACGGATGCATATGTACCAGTTTCAGTTTCTACAGAACAATTTAGAAGTGTTAGACATAAGTTAGGTAATGAGTTTAGATATCTTAATAATGATATCACACAATCATTTAAAGATTTCAGAGATTATGATACATTTATAGAAGACACAAAAAGAGCATTATATCAAAATAAAAAGGGTCCTAGTTTCCAAAAATTTAAAGAGGCGTTAATAAGTGGTAGTGACTTTTCTATTATTACCGCCAGATCAAATCCACCACAGGCGATTAAAGAAGGTATTAAAGTAATCATAAATAATGCGTTTAGTCATGTGGAAAGAAAAGAGATGGAAAAGAACTTAAATGGATTATCTATAGATGAATATTTAAATTTACAAGATTATCATCCTGTATCCTCATCAGAGTTCGCCAAACAATTCGGATTAGAAAGTGTGGGAACAAATCCCGAAGAAGGGAAGAAAATTGCGTTTAAGAGTTTTGTGGATAGAGTGGTACAACAAATATCTAAAATAAAAGATGACGAAGATTTTGAAGGTATCAGTGTTGGGTTTAGTGACGATGATTTAGGGAACGTAGAAGTGGTAGAAGATTTAATTAGGGATGAGTTAAAAAGTTTATATCCCGATATTAATTTTATTGTTTATGACACATCCGATCCAAAGGATACAAAAAAGAAAAGGATTATTATAAAGAAATAGAATAAACCAAATTACCACAATCATATATTCTATTATAACCTCTTTCTGACATAATTTCTTTTTCAGTTTTATTTGAATCAAATCCTTCTGAAACCAATATATCTTTTCTAAACTTATATCTATGTTCTCTTTTTTTGTTAACTACATAATAATAGTTTGGTTTAGATGAGTTTTTATAATCAAATCCCAATTTATTATATAGATTACCATCACTCCATCTTATATCCGCGTAACTAATAATATTAGTTGGGTTATTCTCTTTAATAAAATGTTTTAATAATTTAGACGCACCCCCAACAACAGAATGGTTTATTTTATTACAAAAACGTAATAACTCCCATTCGTAGTTAGAACCATTCATAACATTACGACCTTTGCCAAATGTCATTATAGAGACAAGTTCATCATCATAGTACAAACCATAATTTATTTTACTACCAACAGTTCCTTGTATATGATTTTCATTTAAGAATTTAGTCTTTATTTTAGTAGGTACTTTTTTAATTATACATTTTCTACCATATATCCTATTATCTGTCAACCCCAATAGATTTTTAATTCTACTTTTCACTATATTTTTTTTATTGTCCCATTCATCCTCAAATATATGTACTAAACGTATCCCTTCTTTATTACATTCGTTTGTTTTATCAATATGATAATTTTTATCTTTGAATAAGTCGCAATGATAATATAAACCATTTAACTCAAAACCGATATTCTTCTCCTTAACTAATATATCAATTTCTTTTCCATTTAATATATCTCTATCACTTGTTATAACAGTAAATCCTAAATCACTTATAAAATCAGATAATTCTTTTTCCTTTATTGATCTTAATTCACTTACAGGATTACATATGGTACAACAATTTAAATTATTGTCAAAACGATAGAATAATAAACTTCTATCGATATCATAGTTTTTATTACACTTATCACATTCTAATGTAACATAACTACCCCTATCATTTATTATTTTTAATGACTTATATTTTTCATTAAATTTTTTTAACTTTGATAAGATATTGTTTTCTCTATTATTTTCTAATATTAAATTAGTAGATACTCCATATTTTCTTATATTAGTTTTTCTCTTTTTTTCTTTTATACGTTCTAACTTGTTTGGATTAGTAACACCCAATTTATCTTTAGTTTTTTCTATGATGTATTTGGAGTCTTTGAACATATTATCAACACCATACCTTTCTAAATTTGTTTTCTTAACCTTATCTTTTACTTTTTTAGAATTCATAGGGTGTCCACCATATTTTTTTGTGAACGTATTCTTTATCTTTTCTCTCTGTTCTTTTGATTGATTGTTACATTTTACAGAACAATAACTACCATACCCCTCTTTTAAACTTTTTTTAAATTTTAATTCTTTACCACAATTACCACATTTGGGTTGTTCTACAATATTATGAATAAATAAAAATATCTTTTCTTTGAAAGGTAAATCTTCATTTAATTTATTTTTTTCCACAAATAAATTAATATTATCGAAAATATCCTTATAATTTTTTTTAATAAAATCTTCTCTTGTTTTATTTCCCGATTTATTATCTGTTAAAAAAAATTTTTTATAATCCATTTTTTTAGAAATTAAGATATTTATTAATAAAGGTAAGAAAAAAAAATGATACTTACAATAATAAATATTAAAAAACTATAAAAAATGGCAGATTTATTAATGAGAATGCCTGTTCCTTACGAACCGTTAAGAAAGAATAGGTTTATTTTGAGATTCCCAGATGAATTAGGGATTCAAGAATGGTGGGTTTCGACAACATCAAGACCTAAGTATACGAGTGATGAGGTGGAGATTCCATTTTTAAATACATCTACCTATGTGATTGGTAGATTTAAGTGGGAATCTATTTCCGTAACATTTAGAGACCCTATTGGGCCTTCTGCAACACAAGCGTTAATGGAATGGGTTCGTTTACACTCAGAATCAGTAACAGGTAGACAAGGTTACGCTGCGGGATATAAGAAAGACGTAGAATTAGAGATGTTAGACCCAACAGGTGTTGTTGTTCAGAAATGGATTCTACAAGGTACACAATTGAATGACGCAGATTTTGGGTCATTAGATTATACCTCTTCAGATTTGGCGGATATTACATGTACACTCAGATTTGATAGAGCAATCAACGTATTTTGATATTCCTTCATCGAATATAAGACTTTCCCTTTTATGTATATATTTATATATAAAAGGGATTTTTTATGCAATTTAAATGTGAAACATGTGATAAGGAATATGATACATTATGGAGTTTATCTTCTCATAATGTTAAAAAACATAAAATTAAACCGCAAGAAACTTTTATTAAACATAATTTAGAAGGTAAAACACCTGAATGTAAATGTGGTTGTGGTGAGGTACCAACATTCTTAGGAATTCAAAAAGGGTTTAGAGATTATATTAGAGGTCATGCGTCTAGAGTTAACAATAATTGGGGACATAATGTTGACGCACAGAAAAAATCTAAAGATACACAAAGAAAGTTATATGGGTCAGGTGAACTTGTAATATGGAATAAAGGGTTAACCAAAGAAGATGACGAAAGGTTAGATTATGGGGATAAGATAAGTTCTAATTTAGAAAGAAATAAAAAAATTTCAAAGGCACTTAAGGGTAGAAAACGTCCACAGTATGTTTTAGATAAACTTGATGAAGGTATGAGAGAATACTGGGGTAAAGAAGAGAACAAAGAAAAACAAAGTATTTTACAATCCAAAAGACTAAAAAATAACCATCACAAAAATAAAACTTTATTAGAAAATTATTTTGAGTCTATACTAATAAAATTAAAGTTAAAATATATATCTCAATATACAATATGTGGTTATAATTTTGATTTTTATTTACCTAAATATGACTTAGTTATTGAGGTTGACGGTGATTTTTTTCACTGTAACCCAAAAAAATATCCAGAAGGTCCTATATATGAATCACAAACTAATACAATAAATAATGATAAAATAAAAAATAATATCTGTGATAAAAGTAATGGTATAAGATTACTAAGGTTTTGGGAAGACGACATCAACAATAATATTGAGTGGGTGATTGATGAAATTAAAAAACATATAATTTAAAATTTTTTTTCACATAACCTTTTTATCCTAATAAAAAATTCGTATATTTATATAAAAAATAAAGATATATGGATTTTTCTTTTTTCACTACAGATAATAAATCAGGATATAAAACCAATGAGAAATGGTTTTCAAAAAATCATGTGGACGAATATAATAATATTATAAATTATTGTTCATCTTATGACTTGTCTACCTTTAAGGAAAAGATATGGTTTTATTATCATAAACTAACAGAAGTACCAAATTGTAGTTGTGGGAAAAAAACCAAATTCAGTAATAGATTAGATAGGGGGTATAATGAATTTTGTTCACTTTATTGTTTCAATAGTAATAAAACTGAAATGGTAAAAAGGATAAAAGATACGAACCAAAAAAAATATGGTGTAGACTACTATACACAAACTGAAGATTTCATTAAAAAACAAAAGAATACAAAAAAAGAAAAATACGGTGACGAAAATTATAATAATAAAGAAAAAATGTTACATACTAAATTATTAAAATATGGTAATATAGGATATAATAATTTTGAGAAGTATAAACAAACTTGTATGGATCTTTATGGTGTAGACAATTATTCAAAATCTGAAGTGTTTAGAGAAAAACTTAAAGAAAAAATAAATGAAAGATATGAAGAGTTAGACATTACCAACATTTCAAATGATTTAACATCCTTAACTATTAATTGTGATGAATGTAATGATTCTTATGAAATTACCCAAAATTTATTAAGGGAACGAAAAAAACATAATTATGTATTATGTACAAACTGTAATCCTATTGGTATGTCATCATCTTCTTCATATGAAAATGAATTATATGATATATTAACACAGTGGGGTTTTGATGTTGAGAGACATAAAAAAATAGAAGGTGATAATAGAGAAATAGATTTGTTTATACCGAGTCACAACATAGGTATTGAAATTAATGGGTTATATTGGTACAATGAACTTTTTATTAATAAAGATTACCATTTAGAAAAAACAAAACTATGTAGAGAGAATGGTATTGATTTAATACATATTTTTGAAGATGAGTGGTTATGGAAAAAGGATATTGTTTTATCTGTTTTAAAAAATAGACTTAATATTGTCAATAAAAAAATTTATGGTAGGAAGTGTGATGTTGTTGAAATTAGTCCTTCTATTAGTAAAACATTTTTAGATGAAAATCATCTTCAAGGTAATGTAAATACAACATTAAAGTTTGGTTTGTTATACAATGATGAATTAGTATCGGTAATGTCTTTTGGTAAACGTAATGGTATTGGTAATGGTGAGGAATGGGAGTTAATAAGATTTTCCAATAAAATAAATTATAATGTTATAGGTGGGGCATCAAAATTATTTAAGTATTTCTTAAATAAGATTAACCCTAAAATAGTAAAATCATATTCTGATAATAGATGGTTTAGTGGTGGATTATATGAAAATTTAGGTTTTAAATATGTACATGAAACAAAACCTAACTATTGGTATGTGAAAAATGACATGAGGTATCATAGATTAAACTTCAAAAAAAATAGGTTGGTTAAAGAAGGTTTTGATAAAAATAAAACTGAAAAACAAATTATGTTCGATAGAAAAATATATAGAATATATGATTGTGGTAATAAATTATGGTTATATGAACATAAAACATAAAAATTATTTAAATTCATAAATAAATCCTTATCATTAGTTTGGTAGGGATTTTTTGTTATTTGTGTATATTTATTAGTATATAATAGTATTTAAAAAGATGGTATGAGAAAAATTAATAATATTAATGAACAAATAGGTAGAATGAAGTCCTTATTCACTGAGGAAAGAATGTTTGGTAATCTTGTGGAACAAGAAGAAACAAACTCTGAAACTGAGGAAAATACTAATACGCCGGAAGAAACTGAAACTGAAGAAGAAGTTAACTTAGATAAAAGAGGTTGTATAAAACACATAAAAGAAAAATTTAAAGAAGTTAATAGTTCTGGAGACGCACCAAAATGGAAACGTAATAACCCTTCAAGTGTTAAGACTATTGAATCGTGTTTAAAAACACATTATGAAACATTCCAAAAAGAGGGAATTTTTAAAGTGGGCGATGAGGCAGAAAAACTAATTGACTTATTAGAATTAAAAATAGAAAAACCTAAAGAGGTTGCGGATAAAGATGTCATTCAAATTAAAAATAATAAAGGTCGAGTTGTAATGTTTATTAAAAATGTTAAGGGTAACCTATATAGGTTTAGAGGTAAGAAAGGTGAGGTAATATTTGATAGTGCAAGATCAGGTGGTATAGGAAAGGTTAAGTATTTTGACCCACAAATAAGAAGTTTTATAATGGATCAGATGCGATTGGACGGTAAAAAAATAACAATCAACAAAGGAATGAACACTAAAGGACTCGATGTGGGTTCATTTACTATAAATTAATATATGAGTAAAAAAATTATAATATCAGAATCTCAGTACAGGCGTGTCTTTTTAAATGAACAAAAGGTTACCCCTAGATGGAATCCACACATTCGTATGTGGACTCATCCCGCATATTCTGATTATGAGTTTAATGTTCCAAAGAATATGATATATAAAAAAAATTCTGATGGTACATTTTCACCAAAATACCCATCATCTAACATGATGGATAAAGATTTTACTATAAGTAAAGATGATCCTGATATAATAAAACAAACAATTAAGTTAGAAAAC